AACTTCATTAATAACACAACCATTATACAAACAAAAATAAAATTGTCAAGCGTAGAAAGAGAAAATTATGGCAAATGAAAAACATTATGTGAAGAACGATGAGTTCCTTGCCGCACTTATTGATTATAAAGCTAAGTGTGATCTTGCAGAATCAGAAGGAAAACCAGAACCATCTATACCAAATTACATCGGAGAATGCTTTTTAAAAATAGCCGAACATCTATCACGTAAACCTAATTTTATATCTTATTCTTTCCGTGATGAGATGATCGCCGACGGTATAGAAAACTGCTTGATGTATTTTCGTAATTTTGATCCTGCTAAATCAAAGAATCCATTTGCCTATTTTACACAGATCATTTACTATGCGTTCTTGCGTAGAATTATGAAAGAGAAGAAACAATTATATGTGAAGTATAAAGCAACCGAACAATTTGGTATATTAGATGAAGCCGAAATGTTTGAAGATATAGATGGTAATTACAAACAGTTTGAGATGTATGAAAATATTTCGGAGTTTATCCACAACTTTGAAGAAAATAAGAAAAAGAAAAAGGCAAAAACAACTAAAGGAGTTGACAACTTCTTAGCACCTGATATAGAATAGTTATATGAAAATTTGTATATTAGGAGATACGCATCATGGTATGCGTGGTGACTCCTTAGACTTTCACCGCCACTATGAGAAGTTTTATTCTGAGATATTTTTTCCATATCTCAAAGAGAATAATATCGATACCATAGTACAACTAGGAGATTTATTTGATCGCCGCAAGTTTATCAACTTCAATTCTTTATATCTGGTACGTAGGTATTTTTTTGACCCTATTAAAGAAAATGAAATTAAGTTTCATACACTTCTGGGTAACCATGATGTTGCATACAAGAACACATTAGAGGTAAACTCATCTTCCCTACTATTAAACGATTATGGTAACATTACTATACATAATTCTTTTAACACAGTTAGTTTTGACGGGATTGATGTTGATATTGTGCCTTGGATATGTGATGATAACCAAGTTGAAATCTTTGATAAAATAAAAGAATCTAAATCGCAAATTTGTTTCGGTCATTTTGAGATCGCCGGTTTTGAAATGGATCGAGGAAACATTTGCCATGAAGGTATTGACAAATCTTCTTTAAAGAAGTATGATATAGTATTGACTGGACACTTTCACCATAAATCAAGTGACGGTCATATTACCTATGTTGGTACTCCAGGTGAAATGACCTGGTCAGATTATAATGATCCACGTGGATTCCATATCTTTGATACCGATACTAGAGAACTTACCTTTATTCAAAATCCTTATCGTATGTTTTATAAGGTAACTTATGATGATACAAAACAAGACTTTGAATATTGGAAGAAGTATGATTATACACAACATCATGACACTTATGTAAAGGTAGTAGTGTTAAATAAACAGAATCCATTTATGTTCGATACTGTTATTGACAACCTATATAAATGTGGAATATCTGACTTATCAATTGTGGAAGATTTTAGTGAAGTATCTCTTGACCAAGATCAAGAATTGATCGATCAAGCTGAAGATACTATGACTATACTTTCTAAGTATATTGATGGTTTACAATTGAATGTTGAACCTGAAAAATTAAAAACTGTAATGCGTGAACTATATGTTGAGGCATTGAACGTGGAGAAAACTGAATGAGTAAATCAATTTATCTTTATCCTAAAGAAAGAATGGGTGTAACATATCCTTATGTTTACTGGGATGGACTTTTTAGTGACGAAGAACTTGAATTAGTAAAAGAATACTGCGACACTTTACCATTGGATACTGCTAGTACGGTTGGGAAAAATGGTGAAATGGATTTTGAGAATGAAGCAAGAAAATCTAACATAGCATGGGTTCGTCCAAACGAAGAAAATATGTGGATATTTGACAGAATGACATGGGTTATTGAAAAACTTAATGATAGATTCTATGAATTTGATTTAAATGGATATGAAGTCATGCAGTATACCGTCTATAGTGAAGATGGTGAACAACGATATGATCTTCATATGGATACCATCTTAGGAACAGATAAACCTATGGATATGCCACAAACAAGAAAACTATCTTTGTCTTTGGTATTATCTGATCCTAGTGAGTATGAAGGAGGTAAGTTTCAAATGCAAACAGGACTTCCAGATGAAGAAAAAATGATGACAGTTGAACAATTGAAAGGTCGTGTCATCGGATTCCCTTCATTCTTATTACATAGAGTTAGTCCAGTAACTAAAGGTACTAGAAAATCGTTAGTTATATGGGTTGAAGGACCTAAATTTAAATAATGATATTTTTTCGTAATGTAAAGTGGAAGAACCTTCTTTCCACAGGGAACTATTTTACTGAAATAAAGTTAGATAGTACATCAAATACATTGATTGTTGGTAACAACGGATCTGGTAAATCTACAATGCTTGATGCGTTATGCTTTGCTTTGTTTGGTAAAGCATTTCGTAATATCAACAAACCAAATCTAGTCAACTCAATCAATGGAAAAGATTGTCTGGTTGAAGTTGAGTTTGATACTGCGGGTAAATCATATAGAATTGTTCGTGGTATCAAACCAAATCTCTTTGAGATATACCAAGACTCAGTTTTGCTGAACCAAGATGCGGCTGTAAGAGATTATCAAGACTACTTAGAGAAGTTTATTCTCAAACTAAACTATAAGTCTTTCACACAGATCGTGATTCTTGGTTCAGCATCCTTTACTCCTTTCATGCAGTTGTCTGCATCAGATCGTCGTGCAATCATCGAGGACTTACTTGACATACAGATATTCTCTAGTATGAATACTGTCGTTCGTGATAAGTTATCTAACGCCAAAGATTTAATATCAAACACTAAACATAACATTGATGTTAATCAAAAGATTTATGACGTTAAAAAACAACATGATGATGAATTGAAACAAGATAGAACTATAAGGATACAAGAACATGATTCGGATATATCGAATAATTCTCAAATACTACAAACCCTACATGAGGAAGTTACTCAGCTCTCGCAAAACGTTTCCGGGCTTATCGAGAATACTATATCACAAACTGAGGTTGAGAGTAAGATCAAGAAATTTACGAAGCTTGAATCGCAAATTGAAAGTAATGTATCCAAGTTTTTATCGAACATCCATTTCTTCGAGAGTAATGGAAGTTGTCCAACCTGTAGGCAAGAGATTGCCGTGGAGTTTAAAGAATCGGAAATTGAATCTCTCAATGCCAAAGTATTGGAACATCAACGAGGTCTCGCAGAACTCAAAACAAAATGTGAAGAAGAACAAAATCGATTAAATGTTATTCGAGAAACACAAAAAGAAATCCAGAAGTTGCAAGTAGAAATGGCAACAAAGAATACAACTATTAAAGAAGTTCAGAAATATATTACTAAGTTACAAAAAGAAATAAACGATTTAAAAAACACACAAGACACACACGATGGTAACGAACTAAAAGAATTGGAAGATAGTCTAGCAACTTTAACAGAAGAATTAAAGAGACTGTTGGATGAGAAGAACTATTATGAAGTTGCGGCAACATTGTTGAAAGATTCTGGTATTAAAACCAAGATCATCAAACAATATCTTCCGATAATAAACAAACTGGTAAACAAATATCTGGCAAGTCTGGACTTCTTTGTGAACTTTACGCTTGACGAATCGTTCAAAGAAGTGATAAAATCAAGACATAGGGATGAATTTAGTTACCATAATTTCTCTGAAGGTGAGAAACAACGTATCGACATGGCACTTATGTTGACGTGGCGAGCGATTGCCAAACTAAAGAACTCTGCAAATACCAATCTATTAATACTGGATGAAGTGTTTGATTCGAGCCTAGATACAAGTGGTACGGAAGAACTGATGAAGATTCTCCACATGTTAGAAGATGTTAATCTATATGTTATCAGTCACAAAGGTGACATTCTACATGATAAATTTACCAACGTAATAAAATTTGATAAGGTCAAGAATTTTTCAAGGATAATTAAATGAGTGATACATTTGTCATTGATACCGAAGTAGGTATTAAATCTAAAGTACAAGAAGATGAATTGGAAATACTGCAATTGTATGATGACAATCATCCAATGTTGTCACAAAAAATACCTTTATATACTGGAAGATTTCCTAATCCTACTTTAACTGTTCTTGCAAAACGATTGAAGATGACTATGAAGTTATACAATGGTGTTGGATTATCTGCAAATCAATGTGGTGTATTTGAACGTATGTTTGTTATGCAACACGATGGTAAAGTATTGACATGTATCAATCCAAAAATTGTTGATGAATCTGATGAAACACAAAGTATTAAAGAAGGATGTTTGTCTTTCCCTGGTATGTTTGTCACAGTAAAACGTTCTAAATGGATTACAGTCGAATGGACTGATGAAGAAGGTAATGTTTATGATGGACGTATGGAAGGTATACCTGCTGTTATTTTTCAACATGAACTCGATCATTTGAATGGTGTTAAGATGACAGAATATCTAAAACCACTTGCGTTAAAGATGGCGAAGGAAAAACAAATGAAGTTCATTAAAAAAATCAAACGTCAATATAAGAAACAATACCAAGAATCAATACGTTAAAAGCCTATATACTATTATGAAATACGAACCATATACACTTGCAGACATGACTGCTGCATCTGAACAAAATTTATTTACTGTTATCAGTACGTTTGCTGGTGCAGGTGGATCATCTACAGGATATAAACTTGCAGGTGGTAAAGTTCTTGTGTCAAACGAATTTGTTGACCATGCATACGAATCTTACAAGTTAAATCATCCAGGAACAGTTGTATTGACTGGTGACATTAAAGAGATTGAAGGTTCTCAGTTTTTAAATGCTGCTAATTTATCTCCTGGTGAACTGGATATATTTGATGGATCACCACCATGTACACACTTTTCTATGTCAGGTAAACGTGAGAAGTCGTGGGACAAAGAGAAGAACTATCATGGACATAAACAATTTCAGATTGAGAAACTAACTTTGGAAATGATTCGTATTGCAAAAGACTTACAACCAAAGACTATTGTAATTGAGAATGTCAAAGCATTGTCAGCAGGTAGTGCTAGAGATTATTTGAATAGTTTTTTAAACGCACTTGAAGGTATTGGTTATCTTTGTAGTTGGAAGATTCTTAACGCATCACACTTCGGTGTTCCGCAAGGTCGTGAGAGAACATTTATTATTGGTGTGAGACAAGATGTTGCAGATGTATTAGGTTGGAATTTTCTAAACATTCAGTCAAGAGTATTTCCTGAACCAACGAATGAAAAACTACCATTACGTAATGCGTTTAATGGATTAGAAAATGATTCTGATTATGCGAATCAATGTCAAATTGAACGAGACAAAGTTGCAAATGGTAATATTGTTACAAGAGAAGTTCTTAAAAAGATTCCATTTAATCCACCAAAACAAATGCAGTTCTGTAATTTCTTAAAAGAAGTTGCGAATGAAAATCTAGACGATCCGAAACTTGCAAAGTTTAAAGATAAAGAATCGTATTTTAATTATTTCAGATGTTCATGGGATGTTCCATCACCAACGATTACTGGTCGATGCCATTCTTACTTTCATCCTAGTGAAGATAGGTGTTTTACTCTTAAAGAGTTGATGCGTATTATGAGTTTACCGGATGATTTTAAGTTTGCACCTGGTAGTGAAGAAGCGATGGAAGAACGAATTGGTTTGATGGTGGCACCTAAAGTTATGAAAGCAATCTCATCACATCTATACAACAACGTTCTAAAGCCATACAAGGAATTAAAGTAATGAAAGAGTTTTTTATAGACACCGATCTTGGATTTGAAGAAGCACAGAAATTTCATGGTCGTGTTCCTACAGAAGATGATTATGATTTAGTGGTTGATGCTGACGAAGTTGATGATGATTTTCGTGTGTGGGGTCCTGCAAATATGTTTGGCGAAAGAGAACTACTCGCAGGTGTCGCACGTAAAGTATTTCCTCAAGACGTTTATGATAATTGTGTAAAGACAATGATGGAAATAAACCATACTTCCGATCTACGTACTGCACAAGCAGGACCGTGGGATCCAGATGAACTACTTAAAAAGTTTGGATGGGTAGAAGGTGAACACTATATGTTCAAAGGTAAGACACGTAATGCATTGATTCGTAAAAAGAAAGATGGTACATGGGATACTGTCGCAAGAGGTAAAGCTATTCATAGTGTTCTACTTGGATACAAGAAAGGTAGATTTACTGGTGAAGTAGAATTGGATGCATGGTCAAAGAAGAATCCAGAAAAACAAAAAGTATTCTTTGACATGAATGAATATGCTGCAAAGGCTTATGACTTCATCGCACCAAAAGAATATAAGAATCAGGTTACATTTGCAGACAAGTATATCAAACAAGAACATAGATTGAATGGTACAATCTTTACTACCATGTCAGCAAACAAATACACAGAGAATGATACATCAATGATGGGTTATCATATTGATGCAGGAGATTTGAATTCAAGTCTTACATGTATCTCTGTATTTAAAGTTGGTGATTTCAAAGGTGCATACTTCATTCTACCGCAACATCGTGTTGCAATATCAGTTGGCGATGGAGATGTATTTGTT